TACAAGATTCGAACTTGTGACTGCTGGTTTCGAAGACCAGAACTCTTCCACTGAGCTAACGACCCATTGTTAATATTATACAACATATACCATTATATGTCAAGCATTGGTACCCCGCCTCGGAGTCGAACCGAGAGAACTCTTCCTTTTGAGAGAAGCGACTTTGCCAGATTTGTCCAGCGGGGCATTACATGGTGGAGGGCTGTCCCGGCTCATGATTACCGGTAAGGCTAGCACCGCCCCCCATTAACTTGGTGCCGATGACTGGAATCGAACCAGTGACACACGGATTTTCAATCCGTTGCTCTACCAACTGAGCTACATCGGCAATTGTTTGGCGGAAAGCAGAGGAGTCGAACCCCATCCCCGTTAAGAGAACCTGGTTTTCAAGGCCAGTCGCAGGACCATCCCCGCTGCATTACTTTCCATATTTGGTGCCACGAACTGGAGTTGAACCAGTGACGCATAACTTTTCAGGCTATCGCTCTACCAACTGAGCTACCGCGGCATTATAGGTTTTTGAGAGTTCCAACTATCTTTCTCAAGGACTCGCTGGGCTTGTCTCGTATGAAGGAGTTTAACAACCTTGTGCCGCTACTGGTGTGTCATGCTCAAGAATAGGGCACTAGCACACAAGGGACTCTACTTCTACGTCTATCTCAAAACTTGTATTAGAAGATGTGAGAGGACTACATCTTCCATAAATTTATTTAAATATCAAATAAGAAGCAAAACACCAATCAGCATCAATCAAATGGACTTTACTGAATCCAATCGTATCAAATGCATGTTGGTACCATTCAGCAGAGTGTATGGTCATTACATTGGTAAGTTGTTTTTGCTTTTGTTCTACTTGTTCCTTAGACAGCCCCTGTCTAAGTTTATCTCTGTGATAGAAATCTATCATTAGAGGATCTTCTGAAACTTTGTCAGTTACTATTGCAAAGCCGCCATCAATCAAATTATCATACACATCTTGTAAATACTCAACTTTATTACTGTTGAAGTGTAGTACCCAATTTAAAATAATAGCTTTATACTTGTTCGTTGGAAGTGTTGATGAATGTATGATTGATGCAATATTAGAATCACATATATCTATCATTGCGGCACTTGAATCAACTCCGTGTAGATTTCTAAAACCAGCTTCATATAACTTAGTTAAAGTTGCTCCATTAGCGCATCCAACATCAATTATGGAATCATCAATCTCACATAATTCATTACAGATATCAAGAGTTTTTGATATCACTCTATGGTAGTTAGGTATATGAGCATTTACATGGTCGTCATACACTTCTGCAATAGTTGCATCAAACTTCCAAACTTTCATACTTCAAATACTATCCTAAAGTCGCCATCATGGTCAGACCTATTTTTAAATATGTCAACTTCAATGTCACATGCAAGAACTTTACATGGTAACGAATCAACCACATTATTCAAATGAGATTTAATTTTTTGCATATCATACTTAATGATATTGTTTTTTTCAAACCAACTATCAGGAGTCTGACGATATATGAAGAATAAAGGAATTGATACGTAACCTCGTCCACCTGATTTTAACAACTCGGCAAACGTTTTGATAACAGTACCTATATTTTTCAATGTGATAAACACATCCTTCCCCACAGAACTATCAAAGGCAATTCTATTCATATTGATACTCAATATTGATGGCAATGAACCTTTGTGTTTCTTCCAAAAATTTTCGTCATAATCTTCAGATAAATCAGCGTAATTACTACGATGGTCAACTCCTATTATTTCAGGAATGTACCTTTTCCAAAGATTCCAGCCGCATCCCAAGTCATATATTGCTTCGGGTTTAGTTTCAGTCAAATACCGTAGATAGAAAAAACTTACGATAGATAACTGTCTATTGTTTACAACAGGTTCTAAATTCTCAGTTGAACCGGTAACTTCTCTAACAGTACTTTTAAATCTCTTAGCAACTAAAAGTATGCTAGGGAAATGTTCATCATTACATGAAAGCTGGTCAAAGTCTTTTGCAACTTGCATACCCAACTCGGACTCTAAGAATTCTTTTTTAAATTTTATATAATCAATATGATCCATCAGATATTTATAAATCTGCATCGTGACTACATTAATTTTTTGGCTCCGTGACCAGGGATCGAACCTGGCTCATTTCTGATTAACAGTCAGACGCCTACACCTTGCTTGCTCTCACGGAATAATTCTTGGTGCCTCCAGCTGGACTTGAACCAGCGACTCCCACCTTATCAAGATGATACTCTACCAACTGAGTTATAGAGGCATTAATTGTTGGTACTCGGTGATGGTTACGATCCATCTACAGCTGCCTTATCAAGACAGTACCTCACCATTCGGTCTACCGAGTATAAATTGTTTGGTGGATGTAGCTAGATTCGAACTAGCGATAGGTACCGTATGAAGATACTGCATTACCACTTTGCTATACATCCATTGTATATTGGTGCTCCATGACAGACTTGAACTGCCTTCTCCGGACTACAAAACCGGTGTTCTTCCACGTGAACTAATAGAGCATTGATTGGTGCCGCTGGAAGGATTCGAACCTCCATTACTTCCTTGAAATGGAATTTTATGTTGCTGTAAGTACTCTTGTCAGAGTAGACCTTTTTAAGCGTCCTAGCCAATTAGACGACAGCGGCATTATTTGGAACGCGGGGTGAGATTCGAACTCACGAAAAACTGGTTTGCAATCAGTCACATTAGACCACTCTGTCACCCGCGCATAAATTGTTTGGTGCTCAAACGTAGAATCGAACTACGATATCTGTCATACCAAGACAGTGTTCTTCCATTAAACTATATGAGCAAATTTACTTAGGGGTGACTAACGGGGTTCGAACCCGTACAAAGAGAATCACAATCTCTGATGCTACCATTACATCATAGTCACACCTAAGTAAACTTAGGAGAATAAAACAGGCTTCGCTTTTTTTCAATTACCGTGAAAATTTTTGATTTGCTGAAAGAAGCCTAAACTTGGTGCGGGGTAAGGGAGTTGAACCCTTGACTAAACGTTGGCAACGTTTGATTTTACCGTTAAACTAACCACGCATATTACTGGCTCCGGTGGAAGGAATCGAACCTCCATTGGTTGTATACGGACCGTGTTACCATTACACTACAACCGGAACATTAACTGGTGCCACCGAAGAGATTCGAACTCCTGACTCCTTCGTTCGTAGCGAAGTACTCTAATCCACTGAGTTACGGCGGCATAAATTTCGAGGCACATTAGGGACTCTTACCCCACTAGTCGAATAGATACGACTTTATCAGACATGATGACCCTGCATCTGTTAGTGTTTACTTCATGGCTCTTGCTGCCACTAATTCTTTTATTGGGCGGGACCTTGGGACTTGTACCCCTGTTCTTTTCTAGGACGCTCCGCTCCCATAGAGCCCGTCGAACAGTTTTCTTTCTGCAGGAAACTTGGCACCCCCTGATGGATTCGAACCACCGAATACCGGAATCAAAATCCGGGGCCTTACCACTTGGCGAAGAGGGTATATAAAACAGGATGCTTATTTTTCAATTAAAAGTTGAATTTTAAGAGTTGCTGAACGCATCCTAAACTTGGTGGAGGCCGTGAGAATCGAACTCATCTAGTCATTCTACGTGCAAGGCAGAACCGCAGCCCACTGCTGCCCCCATTATTGGTGAAGTGTGAAGGAATCGAACCTCTTGCCGCCACCCTGCTTAATATGACCATCGGGTTACAGCCGACGACAGGGAACACACTCCATTAAATTATTCTCGGTGGTGCGAAACCATCTGCACACTTACGCCTCTTAGCTTCTCACACCCGGGTGTTTACGCTTGGGTCATCACCTGAAACTTGGCATCCTGTACGGGATTCGAACCCGTGTTAACAACTTGAAAGGCTGCCGTCCTAGGCCAACTAGACGAACAGGATATAAACTTTGGTCACCGCGGGCAGAGTCGAACTGCCGCTTCCTGTATCCAAGACAGGGATGCTACCGTAACATTTCGCGGAGATAAAATTGGCGCCGTAGACGAGAATCGAACTCGCCTAAATCTGATAGACAATCAGTTACCCTCCCAGAGAGCTACTACGGCATATATTTGGCAGGGGTTATCGGATTCGAACCGATGATACTAATTTCAAAGACTAGTGCTTTAGGCCAAACTAAGCTAAACCCCAACAATTGTTATAGCAGTGCGTACTTCCACCCGTCATGAGGGCTTATGTTCCACGCATCAGCTATTCTAAAACACACTATCACACCTTAGTTTCCTCGTCTCCAAGTATTGTCAGCTAGAAGTATGTTTTAGAATAGCGTGATGTATCTTTCAACATCCACGCTATGATAGGGTTGATACCCTACCCAGTGATTTTAATCTCTGCATTCTCACTACAGATTTCATCCTACTGTCCGCCCATTCTATACATTTAACGCTGTATTACGGCTCTCGTTGCCTATTCACGTTTGAGCTTAACGATGTTTCAGGACTTGCCTTACTTTACTGTCAAACTCTTTTTGATTGAGGTATCGTTTTACCTTATCCTCAATCAATTCTGTTCTTTCTTTATCTGATAGAGTGTGTGACTTGAGCCACTCAGTTCTATCACATTTCAATTCTAACACATCTTGCATTATCTGTCAACTCTTTTTTCAATTTTCTTTTACCATTCAGCAAAAGCAAAAACCCCTGAGACTTTTAGTTCCCAGGGGTTTCATAAAATTTGTAGAGTAGTTACTTTAAGCGTAACCTGCTCCTTCTATGAAACTCCCTGGTAGCCCCTCATCATTATATGATGTGCGAATACTTGGGTTAATAAACGTACCTGCAAAGGCTGACACGGACTGATGCGGTTGTGACCACATGCCTAATTGTCTCGCTGATTTACAGATAATGTTTTTCATAGTCTTTTATTTAGTCCTGGTTTAAAATTTCTTCAATTTTATAGTGTTTTTCTTCACTTTTTGTTTCGATGTGTCTATTATATATCAGGTTTCGTTTGTTGTCAACACTTTTTTTAAGTATTTTCAATTTTGTTACCCGAAACATAGAGACTCTTGTTTCTTGGTTGATTTCTCAACTCATGTGTGTAGTATAGCAGGGTTCTGATTTACTGTCAACCTCTGTTGCTAAATATCTGTATGATATTTAACCCGAAAGATTATACAGTAGTTTTTCTTAGTTACGATGAACCTAACTGTGAAGAAAACTATCAACACCTACTAACACTTTGTCCCGATGCGCTTAGAGTACACGGGGTCAAGGGTTCTGATGCAGCACACAAAGAATGTGCAAAAATTGCACAAACTGATAACGTGATTATAGTCGACGGTGATAATTTTGTCAAGCCTGAATTTTTCACTAAGACTTTTAACTTACTTGACACAGTAGACCTTAGTACTGTTGTTTTAAGTTACGCAGCATACAACCCTATCAACGGAAACAGTTATGGTAACGGTGGCATCAAAGTCTGGCCAGTAGCAAAGCTACAAACCATGCAGACACACGAGAACAGTGTGGATAAGAACAACATTGATTTTGACTTTAAAGAGTACCTAGAACTGAACTTTCAAGGGTCAATCACTGATGTAGCTAGTGGTCCACTACAAGCATTCAGAGCAGGATACCGTGAAGGTACTAAACTATCCACAGAAGACGGTGTCATTGTCTCTGACAAATCTCAAATCAACTGGAAGAACAGAGACAGACTTTGGCGTTGGATGCACATCGGCAGTGATGTGAAAAACGGGCTATGGGCTATCTACGGGGCACGTTTAGGTTACTACGTGTCAATGGTTCATAAGGGAGATATCTCTAAGGTTAAAGACTTTGACCACATGACAAACGTGTTTGTTGAAGCTAATGCTAACCCTGTATCACTAAACGATGAGATAAGAGAGTTAGGTGAATTAATCAGCAAGGGAACTGATGACAATAGTATTGTTGACATGTACACACCCGAGCAAAGCAAACAATTTAGAGAATCTATTGCGTGTACGATTAGAAGTGAGCAGAACTTCATCAAGTATCAATACAATGAACCACCTCAAGTGTTCTTTATCAGCAACGGTGAAGCCAATGCAGACAAGAACTTTCAACGTGTGCTTGAGAAAGCACCAAAGGCAAGGCGTATCGATAGGGTACCAGGCATACACAATGCACACATAGAAGCAGCTAAACAAGCAACGACGGACTACTTTTGGGTAGTCGACGGTGATGCGGCATTAGTGGACAAATTTGACTTTACGTTTAACGTATCGTTTTACGAAGAACCTAAAGTACGAGTATGGCGTGCAAAGAACCCAGTCAACGATTTAATCTATGGTTACGGTGGAGTTAAATTGCTACCCAGAATGCAAACACTATTGATGGACACTTTGTCAGTAGACATGTCCACTAGTATCAGCACACGCTACGAACCTATCTTTAACATCAGTAACACAACAGAATTCAACACTGATAGTTTTAGTGCTTGGCGCTCAGGCTTTCGTGAATGCGCTAAGTTAGCTGGTCTACACATCGATGAACAAACTACAAAAGAGACTCAGGGCAGATTAAATACTTGGTGCACTGTGGGGTTGAATAAACCCTTCGGTAAAGAAACAATCGCTGGCGCAGTAGCCGGCAGAGAGTATGGCACAATCAACAAATCTAACATAGAAGCATTGAGCCTTATCAATGATTACGAGTGGTTACGTGAGCAATTCAACAGACTTTACTAAAATACCCTGGGAAGACATTACCCAAATCGGACAGAAAACAATGCTGGACGACAAGGTGTTCAACGTTAGTTGGATACTAGGTCGTTTCTGTAACTATAAGTGCAGCTATTGCTGGCCGTACGCTAACTCCCAAACACCTGACTACCAAGACTTATCTGTATACATTGACACTATACAAGAGATAAAACGTCAAGCCGAAGTAAACGGATTTGATAAGTTTCACTGGAGCTTCAGCGGAGGTGAACCTACAGCATATAAACACTTGATGCATCTCATGTATGAAGTGAACGGGGATAGTTTACACTTCACTACTAACCTTAGTCCAGGGATCAAGTGGTGGAAGAAATGGCTTATAGAAACAAAGAACTGCACTCGCCGTAGCATCACCGCTAGTTATCATGCAGAGTTTGCAAACGAAGATGAGTTTGCAGAGAAATGCATATTCCTAATGAACAACGGGGTGTTTGTAACTGTCAATCAAGTTATGGTCCCAGGAGAGTTTCACGAGTTGTATAACCGTTGTGTTAGACTAAGTGACTTAGGAATCAATGTTACACTAAAGCCCCAATCCAATGAGTCAGCTAGTGCCATTGTCAACGGATACGAAGACGACATGATTGATATGATGCGCACCGGGTTCCCACAACAAGTTGATGGAGAAGAATTACTAAACGTCAAACTAGTGGATAACACTAATAAAGTTTGGTTCATAGACCAAGCAGAACGTTTGAACAGTTTCGGGTTTAATAAGTTCAAAGATTGGACTTGTAATAGTGGCTATCAAAGTGTTATAATCAAGGGTACTGAGGTTAAACGCGCATATAGTTGTCATGACCAGAATCTGGGCAACATATTAACAGGATTTGGATTGTTTGTGAGGCCTCAACGATGCATAACTAATATATGCGTATCTAGTGCAGATAGCAAAATACCAAAACAAAAATGACTGATAAACTTAACCAATATACTAAACACTTAGAGAAAAGCACAGGGACAAAGACATTTTGTGTATTACCCTGGATTCATCTTGCAACTAGACCCAACGGAGACGCTAGACTATGCTGCGGGTCTAACGCCAGCGGGGCACATCTTGGAGATAATACTCTAGGATTAGTAAAAATGGAAAACGGACAGCCTGCTAATTTTGGTCGTGAAACACCATTAGAAGCGTTTAATAATACATTTATGCGTGATGTTCGCAAAACTATGTTAGAGGGAAATATCCCCAGTAGTTGTTACAAGTGCTTTGAAGAGGAATCTCATGGCATTGTTAGTAAACGTATTTGGGAAGCATATAACTGGGAAAACAATGGCATTGACTTTAAAGAGTTAATAAATGAAACAACCGTTGACGGTTCAGTTCCTCCTGTAATTCGTTATCTTGACATTAGATTAGGTAATACATGTAATCTTAAATGTGTTATGTGTTCACCCCATGATAGTTCACGTTGGGTTAGTGACTATGAAAAGTTAGTCAAGAAAACAGAAAATGTATCTGTATTGAGACAAATGAACTGGGACCGAAAAGAGTTTAATAATCATTGGTATGAAAAACCAGAATTCTGGGACGATATATTTGAACAAATTCCACATGTAAAAGAGTTGTACTTTGCCGGCGGTGAGCCATTAATGATTAAAGAACACCATGTTTATTTGCAAGAGATTATTAAGCGCGGGTATGCAAAAGACATATCACTAAGATATAACAGCAATGGGCTGTATATTACACAAGAAATTATTGATGTTTGGAATCAGTTCAAGAACGTTCGCTTTGCATTTTCAATTGATAGTTTGTTTGAGAAGAACCACTACATCAGATATCCCAGTGACTGGAAAGAGATTGAGCGTTGTCTTCGTTTATTAGACGATACTCCGGATAATATCAATATCAGTATAGCCTTTGCTGTACAGATATTCAACGTAAAATCTATTGTAGACTTTGCTAAGTGGAAGATTCAGCAGAATTTTAAAAAGATTAATGATTACAGTGTACATGGATATCAAGTTGGTGGTGGATTAATGAGTATGCATATGCTTTATATCCCCACATATCTTTCTGCAAGAATATTACCCGCAGAAGATAAGCGTATCGTAAGAGAACAATTCATGGAGTTTAAAGAATGGCTATGGGACAATCATAGACAGGATGACGACTTCTGGCACATTAACCCCAATGGATGGAAACGCTGGGAGAATATTTTAAACTTCATCGAAGCTGAGGATCATAGTAGTCAGCTACCTGACTTTAAAGAATACGTCAATAAACTGGATAGTATTCGCAAAACCAATGCTAGTGAGATATTCCCTGAACTAAAGCATTTGCTATGATATTTTTAAAACCTAAAATAACTAAGCTAATTCAAACAAATAATTTCTTTCCCTGCCCATGTAATACGGATGGTTACTATTCGGGAACTGATAGCAAAGAAGGGTTTGAAAAACGGCTAAAGACAATGCCAGCAGATTGGTATTATAGAACGAATACAGTAAGATACACAGTAAACAAACAGCAATATAGAACACAAGAGTTTTCCACTATTGATTGGGCTAATTCTGTTGTATTGCTTGGGTGCAGTCAGACCTATGGTATTGGAGTATCAGACGAGCATACAATATCTAGTCATCTATCTAAGATGATTGGAAAGAATGTGGTAAATTTAGGTGTTCCGGGTGCTAGTAACTCGTTGATAGCAAATAACTCAATTATGTTACACAGTGGATATTCAACACCCTTAGCAGTAGTTCATATTTGGAGCGGAGTTGACAGAACAACTTACTACCATAATCGAGAAATTACTAATCACGGTCCTTGGACTTTAAATAAGAAAGACCCTTTCATGACCGCATGGTCAGAAGACTATGCTAACAGTGAAGTTCACACTTTAATGGCTAGTAAAATAGTAAATCAATTATGGAAAGAAAAGACTAAATTAATTGAGGTAACTAATTTTACTGATACACATAAGCTATTAAACTGTTATTATCTAACCATGAAGAACAAAGACTATGCACGTGATGACATGCATTTTGGATTAAACACAACAAAACACATTGCAACACAGATTAAAGACCAACTATGAAGATAGATACACAACATTTACATCACTGGATGAATGCCGTTAGAATCAGCAACAACCCTATGCGTACATTAGATGCGTTTTACGCTGGTCAAATTAAGTCTAAAGAATGGCTTATTGAAAGTTTAGAAAGTGTTGTTGACCACACAGAGCCGTTATCTATTGAGATTCACGGCGGTTGGGTAGGAACACTTGCAAGTATGCTATTCCAATCTAACCTAAACATTAAAAGTATTCGCAGCGTTGACCTTGACCCATACGTTCAACACATTTCGGAAGAGATGAATCGTATTGAATATCATCAGGGTAGATTCTCAGCTATCACGGCTGACATGTGTAACCTAACAAACTATTCTGCTGACATTGTAATCAATACATCGTGTGAGCACATCACACAAGAACAGTATGACAAATGGTTAGATAATACCCCTACAAATTGTATGATAGCTGCACAGGGTAATAACTACAATATACAGGAACACATTCGTATTAGCAAAGATATTGATGAGTTCGAAACACAATGTCATTTGAACAGAAAGTTCTCAGGAACTCTACGCTTACCATTGTACCATAGATATATGATTTTAGGTAGCAAATAATGTTAAATTTTAATGAACTAAAGCAAGTACACTTAGAGATTTCTAGTCGCTGTCAAGCTAGTTGTCCAATGTGTCCCCGCAATTATCACGGGGGTATGCCTAATAGCAATCTAGTAGAGAGTGATTGGACTTACAATGATTTTGTTCAAATCTTTAATCAAGAGACATTAGACCAATTAACTGGAATATTCTTTTGCGGGAACTTTGGCGACCCCATTATGAACAACGATTTGATTAAGATGTGTCAATATATTACTGATAATAAGCCTACTATGGAAGTTAGAATACACACTAACGGTGGAGCTAGAAACAGTAAATGGTGGAAAGAACTAAGAAATGCCTTACCCACTAATCATGTTGTTATCTTTGCTCTCGATGGATTAGAAGATACACATCATCTTTACCGTATTGGGACAACGTATGAGAACGTTACTAAGAATGCTACTATTTTCATTGAAGCCGGTGGCATTGCTGAGTGGGTGTTTATTAAGTTTAAGCACAATCAACATCAAGTAGAAGAAGCACGTAATAGAAGCAAGCAGATTGGATTCGATAGATTCACAGTAAAGAACAGCATTCGCTTTGTGGGCGAACCTAGATTTGATGTGTTTGACAGTGAGGGGAATACTCAATACTATCTTGAACCCGCAACTGATACACACGTGGTATTGATTGACGCAAATACTATTAAAAAGTTTGACTCATTGTACCGTAACAGTGAAATAGATTGTTATGCACTGAATAATAAAGAAATCTACATTGATGCACAGCGTAATCTATTTCCCTGCTGCTTCTTAGCTTCTGCACCATATAATCACACTAATCCAACACCATTAATCACTCATATTAGAGATAATATACTTAACCAATATTATGAGCTAGAGAAAGACTTGGGAGGTTTAGATAACATGAATACTCTTAAAAGAAGTATCAAGGACATTGTCAATGGCGTAGAGTATCAAACTGTCTGGGACAAGTACTGGCACAGTGAGAAGTTAATCACTTGCGCGAGGGTGTGCGGGAAGAACGAAGTGTCAAAACCCAATGACCAATTTGAACAGAGAGTAAGCAATTGAGTTGTAGTATAGATAGCGCAGGATCAGATCCCTTTATGATAACTTGGGACTTAGGTCCTAGATGTAACTACGATTGTAGCTATTGCCCAAGCCATCGCCATGACAATTATAGCAAACATGCTAAAGTTGAAGATTTAAAAAATGGCGCGAATTTTCTTTTTAAGTACATGGGTCTAATTAGTCGCTATCGTAATAATAAAGATTTTCATATTAGTTTTACTGGTGGCGAACCCACAGTTAATCCTGATTTTATTAAATTTGCACAATATTTAAAAGAACAACGACAACAATATATTGATGAGTTTACGGTAAAGTTAACATTAACCACGAACGGGGCAATGGGTAAAAAAATAGCTCAGTCTGTTATAGAAAACTTCAATCATGTTACAGTGTCTTATCACTGTGAGGCGGATGATACGTTAAAGAAACAAGTTATGGACCGTATTATTATGTTTCATAATAGCAACATAGGAATCAATGTGAATGTCATGTTACACGCAGACTACTTTGATGAATGTGTTTCTGTATGTGACACCTTAAAAGAGCTAGGTGTTAAGTTCATTCCACGTGTCATTGGGGAGGAACCCGGTTCAAGTCGCATTCAAGTATACACTGAGGAGCAAAAAGAATGGTTCAAGAATTATTGGAAAACAGATAGTCAACCCATTGTAGGCAGACCCTGCTGCGGTGGAAGGTCTATGAAGGTAAACACTAATGGGGACGAGAAAGTAGTTAAATTTTTAAGTAACCGAAAATTCGAAGATTGGTATTGTAGTGTTAATTGGTTCTTCTTGCATTTAGAACAACAATCTGACAGTGTATATCATCATCAAACCTGTCAAGCTACGTTTGACGGTAGAGGAAGTATTGGAAAGATTAGCGAGAGTGATAGTATTATAGAGAACTTACAATCAATGCTAGAGACAAATCAAATGCCGATTATTCGCTGTCCTAATACATTCTGTGGCTGCGGGTTATGTACTCCAAAATCTAATGATTTAGATACATTGTTCAAGATATTACCTAATAGTCTTAATACAATAGAGATATTTAAGGAAGCAGCTTCCAATCCTCAATAAATATTGAGGGTATATCTAGTGTATGACGTATGTTTTTTGGGTCATACCATACACAATACTGATAGCAGTCTTTACAAGTATTAGAGCAGCAACTATACAGACGGTCGTCATACTCAAACTTGTACCCCGTGTACCGTTCTAAGTATCTAACAAACAACTTGAACTTTCGAAACGATAGTTCAGGGTTATCGTACTGGACACCTCTACTGATAAACAGTACGTCTTTACCCCACTGTTCGTAATTGTCTAGTACGTACTTGATGTTAGTACTAACAATCTCCGGTCCTTCGGGTGACCCTCTATATTTTGGAATCATATATGCACGATTACATATACGTGAGACATTGCTTGGCCAACGATTATTATTGTAAATACCGTGAAATCCCATTGGGGAACCGTCTCTAAGATGAACAAACATATGCTCATACTCTGTGAGTTTAATGTTCTTATAGTTATCGCTTAACCCGTGACCAGTATCTTGTTGTGCTATACCATACATCTCTAGCCATAGAGGGTGATTGTCGTCTACTCTAACATATTCTATATTCATTAATATCCACAAATAACTAAATGAATACGGGGTTCCCATCCCCCGTTGTATACAAAGTGGTCTAACGTTGTATCTACTTTGTAAAAGAACTCTGATTGGGGCATATGATAACACTCTGCGGATACATCACCATGCGTTTTAAAACCAAAAAAGCTATTAGGATTAGTATCAAATACATAGTGATATCTCTGTTCAAAATCTCTGTGTACTGTTAACCCTGTCTTGGGTAATAGCCTCATATAGCGAACTCTTCCAATATTAATACCTTCAACTTCTGCTAACTCTAATATCTTGTTCTTTGTGTATTCAGGGACTTCTTTGACCCACTCAGTAAACAAAAACTCTGAGCTAACCAGAACTCCGTTATCATACGTTGCTAGACTTCCTGTTGCATCTAGTAAGGGGTGTTCCGCATCAACTCTGTGAGTTAGTCCCACTTGATTAGCGGGGTATATCTTTTCATTATTTACAGTACGTTCAGGCCACTGAGTGGTATTAATAAAGTCTGTTAAGTCTTTATGCATCTGTCCATAGTCTGCTGAGACGGTAGTTGTTTTAATATATTGATTATTCATGTTTAAGTTGTATTACTTTCTTAACTTTGCCGGGAGTAGTTGTTTCGTCAACGTATGTATAGTCTAACTCTAATACTTCTACTGGTTCTGTGAAATTTTCTTTCCAATAACCAATCTCGGTAGAGTAATCTCTATATTGATATCTAGTAGGGACTACATCAAGTTTAGGTAGATTGTTATTCTTAATAGCATCACGCATAATTACTTGATGTACAAAGTTTGTAATTACTGCATCGTCATAGAACTGGCACCATGGTCCGGTGGCAAGTTCTTCTAAGTCTATATTAGTAACGTCTGGCCACTGTATTAAACGTAGCTTGATATCTTTCCAAATAAGCATAACGTGATAGGGGTTGTCGTCACCTTTGTATGACTTAACTTCTGGACCCAAAATCTCTTTAACCTTATTAACTAACACACTAAGATATCCGCGTACTTGGTCACTACTGCGTCCAATAAACGACCCGCATCTGATTCTATAATGATTGATATTAGAATGATTAATTGTTTTAATCTCTTGTAGTATATCATTTAAATGGTCGTATGACTCAATTGTGTATCCAATGTACTCGATAAAGTAACCCGTATCTAGTATATTTCTAATAGCTGTTAACTGTTTTTCGTGTACTTTCTGTCCTTGATATGAGTGATGGTTCAACCCTAGGCTTAGTCTTTTTAACCCCGCATTGTAACATTCTTTTGTAAAGTCTTCACTATAGAATCTTAACCCGTTAGTTAATACACTGAACGCATCAAAGTCAAGTTTATTAATCTCTGAGCATAGTTCTACAAAGTCAGAGCGCAGTGTTGCCTCTGCCCCCGCTAGCATGGGTATACAAGTGCGGGGAAGTTTATCTATCTGTTGTACTAATTGCGAGATAGGAATGTCAGTTGTTTTATTGTCTGGAAGATGGTAACAGTGCGGGCATTCTAATTGACAACGGTCGCTGGCTTCTAGTAGTACATGAGTAAAATCTTTGTTGTCTTCGTAATGTGTAAGACCGTAATAGAATTCTTTATCAGTTTCTACTATAGATTCCATAATACCATGGTCAGGACACAATTTACTCATTTTAATTAAATCGTCTTGTTCGTATATATTGGCAGGAACATGTCTATAACATGTATTACATAACCCAACTGTTTTGTGTATTAATTTCATTTTAGATGTTCTTCTATTATATCAACAGCATAGGGGTTAACTGAGAGAAATAACTGATAGTTAGTTCCCGTACTTACTGCTTCATGCACTAAGCTAGTGTCTATTAAGTATATTCTTCCCGCTTCAATATCTGTACAAGTCTTTACCCCATCACTGTAATATCGTACCGTTACGGTATCGGGGTCAGTTGTAGCCCATAATCGTAGCCAGGGACTTGGAACAAGCGTATCTATATGGGGTAAGAATTTAGCTGTGTCTAACCATTTTAATACATTACTACGTGCCCAATAACCGTTGAATATATTTAGTGGCTCCAATGATTTAACATTATGCATTACTGGTGTGGGTGTTGTGCAATCTGTTTCGTATAACGGGTCGTTACTGTTGTTCTTATTGTACTCGTATAGTGATCCGTTAATGGGGTCGTTGTTAATCAATTCCCCACTTTGATTAACTAATGCTAATCCGTATCTGGGTAGTTGTGTATGAGTACTTCCCCATTGTTCAAAATTGCTATTGTATTGTTCTATCTCTTGGTTGAATAGTACAGGGTCAATAGTTATATCTAAGGGTGTAAGAAAGTCCTTATGTAGTCTACTATATTGTTCTGCGCTAACTTTAGGTAATTGTTGAAATTTTTCCGCTTGGATAACTGTTTTATTAAAAACCTCTATTGTGTCAGCTATTACACGTTCTACTGATTCTTTATTCATAGTTTATATTTAATGCGTTGAGCCAAGTCTTCGAACAATACATTGTCAATAGATATCTTAAACAACAGCCTGTCAGAGTTGCCGTTAGTAACACTGTGGGGAATACTGGTGTTCAATAAAACCATGCTGTACATGTAGTCTTTATCACCGAATGTCACTGGTGATGGGTTATCGCTCAGTACAAAGTTAATACTGCATGTTGTTCCGTTATCCACGTGTTCGGGTAGTATTGCGTTAGCTTTGAGCCAATAGAAGCGGGGCTTGCCCTCTACTTCAAAGTCTTTCATAATCTGTTCTATATACTCGCTTGTATATTTGCTAATGTTCCAGTAGTCAAATACATGCTCAGGGTATCTTGGATCTTGATATGATTTTGCAACTTTACTAGCCTCAACGCTATCAGCTAAAAGACGTTCTTTATCTAGTGGATAGTTTAAATGTACTAAAGGTTCCATATTATTTCATCAATGCTGTTAAATTTCCTAGTTTAATCTGAGGATTCTTGAATATTGGATCCTCAAGAATCTCTACTAAGTCTTGTCTCTCAGGATGTCCTGCTTGCCATATTGCAATACCCTTGAATCGTTCACTAGATATGTGACCCCATTGTGCTATTAAGTTAGTCCAAATCTTTGGCTTAGACTTATATGATAGTTGCCACTCACAGAATTGTTTTAACTCTTTATAGTTGTCCTTCTGTACTATCATGTTTGTTTGCCAATTTGTCAAGTTAGGAAAACTACCATTACATATTAAACGGTCAAGTATGTCTAAGTTATTTTTTAATCGTTTAAAGTTTCCATTCTTTCGAACTATCTTGTATACTTCCTCTGTTGCGGCATCAACGCTAACGTCAATGATGTAAATGTGCTTCCAAAGGCTTTTAATTTTATTTAAGTTTTCTTCCGTCATCATAATACCATTGGTTTTAAGTATTATCATCACGTGCTCGGGAATACCTGAATCAGCCAATTCAAGTAAGTATTCCCAAAATATAGGGCTTGCAAATGCGTCACCACTTCCAGTAATAGTTAGTATAACCTTCTTATATTGATTGATTACATCAGTGACCAATGTTTTAACCTTCTCATGCACTTGACGAACTTTCTGTCCGGATATGTCATCAGGGTTATTTGGATCGTGCATAATTAAAGTGTTTCTACAACTAGGGCACTGTAAGTTACAGCTTTCATCGTAACTAAAGCTAATATGCATGGGAATAGAATCTAAGCTGCTAGCCAAATCTTCTTTTTTAAAAATGCCGTAATGATTAGATGATCCAGATAATAAGTTACTCAAACGAGGGCATTGGTCATTACAAAACTCAAAATTACCTTCATACATTTTATCCTGAATCTCTTTACGCTTACTATTGTTAATAATGTCATGTGTAGAGTCAGTTAATACGTTCCCTGCAAATTGAGGGAGCCAAGCAAAACAACAAGCACTTACTTCACCGGAACTATGTATCTCTAAGTATCTGAATGGGGCTGCGCAGCCGTAATTTGACAAATTACCTGCGTTATTATATTCCGAAACTTTTTTGAGTTTAAATTCCATTAAGACTATTAAAACACCATTTTAATTTTACTAAAACGTGCAATCATACTGTTGTATGATTCATGCCCAAATACTGGCATCATGTCGTCAGGCTGTTCTCTTTCTTCAGGGATAGCAAGAATATTAGTAACTCCGCTAGATCCGAATGGGTTCTCAGTAGAGTTTTTATAGTTTCCACTTACAGGGAACGTTCTTACACCCATCCAATATTGTTTATAGCCTTTAGCTAACAGATGGTCGTGAGAAGGGATCCAGTCATCTTCCCCGATTGCCTCATAGTAAATGACAGGACGATGTGCGTTGATTGTATTCTCTGCGCCCTTTAATACGTTTAGTTCTTGACCCTCTGTGTCAATCTTCATTAACGTACATGTATTCAATTCAAGTTGGTCGATAGTTATAACCTGCACTTCAATCGAACCTTTCTCATCTATCGCAACAGTACCAAAGTTTGATGGCTCAGCGTAGTTGAAATCACTAATCATCATAGTAGTTTGCTTGTCACTAACCGCAGCGTTGAATAGTTTCACTGGGTAGTTCTGACAGTTATAAGCGGCTACGGTAAAATGATTAATATGCGGCTCGAATGCAAGTACGTCACAACTGTTTCGTTGAGCAATAGCACGAGCATGATATCCGATGTTAGTCCCGATATCTAGATATAAAGAGTTTTCATTGAGGTATCGTGACATTATCTCAACTTCTGCGTCACAATACTCACCGTACAAAAAGATAGCATAACTAATGGTGTTATCGTTTGCCCAGATTAGGAACTCCCCAACCTTGCTATCAACGATTCTACAGTGGTCTTTAATCTTTTCTAGGTGTTCTTCAATATTTGTTGTCATGTTGTAGTTATCTTTTCGTAGGTGGAAGTTAGAAAAATTAAGAAAATACTAAAACTCACTAAAAAAGATGCGTCCTAGGCGCCTGTAGCTTAATATTTTTGCTCATTTTTTAAGCATTTCGATAAAACGCCGTTTTTTAGCCTGTTTGATACGTAGATACTCAGAAGTTATCCGTGTCTGCAATAACTATCCATCCTAAGTCAAATAAGTCTTTGCGTATCTCGTCGGTGACTACTGATTCAGCTACAAAGTTTTTGTATGTTTCTGAGTCGTCAGGACCTATTCCAGAGCAGTAGTAATCCATATAATCACCCTGTCCAGTCATGTCTGCTAGTATTCCACCAGCATAACGCCAACTGCAACCCCATCGTTTGTCAGTTAGTATAGGAAAAACGTCATTCTTTTGGAACTCGTTGTTGCACATAGCGGCATAGAGATTTTGTGCATAACTATCATCAGCACGTACTTTCTCTACCATATGCTTACTAGTTCGCAAGTCATACTCTAAGTTATCTAGTTGCCACTCAGGGTCGTTTTCTTGCTCTAGTCTACGCTTACCAAAGTCCATAGACCAATCAAGCAAATCCTTACTAATTTCATCATCAGGATTTTCTTCTAGTCTATCTCTATACATCTTGAGACTGAACTCGTTCTTCTGCGGTGACCTTGATATCTCTATTTTGTTTTCGTTTTCCATTAACGGGTTTCTTTTTATAGAATACGTGATTACCAATCTTAGCTACAACTTCGTGCGGCCATTGATTAGTGATTGTGGTGTTGTGAAAGAATAGCACACTTTTAGGTATAATATTCTTGTACGCATCATATGCTAACACATCGTATGCAACCTGTAAACTCTTTTGGTAACGATGGCTGTTGCGATTTGGGTTACTCTTTCCCTCGCATACCCAACTAAACTGACACAACTTAACAAAGAATGTCTCGTCATATTCGTTAGTTTTCTTTACCGTTGTCGCTTGATATACGACCTTACAGGGTGTTTCCGCGAAGCCGTGGTTGATTCTATTCAATACTACACGAGCTACTGCGGCTTTACCCTCAGTAGACTCTCCGCCTGCTTCATAATAGATATTGTCTGCCAAGCATTGTAATTGCTTTTTATCTACTACTTTCTGAACCTTAGTAGGTTCTTCTTTCTGCTGCTCTGGTGCTGGCTTCGTGAAATACGTTCCAGCGACAATTAGTGGCAACAACAGAAACATCTTAATGATGTTTATGTAGGTCATAATTGACTCCTTTAAATTGTGATTATTAGATAATCATTTATTAATCCCAGCAGTCACAGTTACAAGTGATGACACTATCTACTGCTTCTTCTGGTGTTAATACCGTCTTAGTATTTGAAGGTGTGTTAAAAATACTTAGATTTGACGGGATAAGAGTTGTCTCAGGACTTCCAGCTAAACTGCCTGGAACAACCGTTGCACCTGTTACTACCGGGACCCCTAAGCTGGTCATCGATCCTGTAATGGGTGCTAAAACTAGTGCGTTGTCGCTTATTGCGTTATCTTGTACGCCACCAGTTAATCCTAATTTCATTGCGTTTCTTGCCTCACGCATTGATGCTACTAAACTTTTTCCTCCGATAGTATTTAAGTTGGCAATAGATTCAAGAACCCTTGCAGGTCCTTTTGTTTCTGTTTGGGCGCTTAGGGACCCAATGTTACTGATGAAAGAGAGTATATCAGTTGTCTTACTAGTCATACTAGTTAAGTCACCCAATGCTAGTTCTCTTGCATTTTGTTCTTTTGTTAACAATGTACCAAATGTATTGTATAGAGTATTCAAACTCTGAGACATTGCAGGTTGCTGTGTTTTAATATAATCAATTTCTGTGTTGGCAGAGGTGATTAATGTTTGTAAATTAGTGTATGGACCAGTACCATTCAACAACGTGTATATGTTGTCATAGATGGTACTTAGGGTAGTTGTTTGTAGATTCTTAACTAGAGTTTGGAATGTGTTCCAATCATAATGCAAATCTGTCATGCTACCAAAGAAGTCACACATATTGTATGTGCCGTCAGTGTTCGAACCCTTTGCTAGTAATGGCAAAGCTCCGTTAACTAATGAGGCATCAGTTGGGATTGCAGTACCGTTTACTGCCAAATCAGTGACTGTTTCTAAGTTAGTAACTACTTGACTAAACTTCTCAATATTCATTCCCTTGATGTTCTTTATTTGCATCATGGCAATACTAAACGAATCACATGCGTAAGCAAGTGATGCTGGTAATATGTTAGTTAGTCTAGCTCCATTCGTAAACCCAGACTTATAATTAACTGAGTCACCTGAATACAACAAATGATATGTCTTACTGTTTGTAGGCTGGACAGTAACGTTGTATTCTGGATACGTCAATGTTGAATAACTGTTAGGGAATAGTTTCTTAGGGTCTAATAAATCAGCAAGTGATTCAAGTCCCGAAGTCTGTGTATTCAATGGTGTTGTGATTTCTGCCAAGTCATCGCCCATAACTAAACAGAAGGCTGCATAAATTAAACGTTGTTGCTCAATAGTTGCAGGCTCACCGTTGAATATAGGTGTCAAATCTGTGATGGTTAAGCCAGCAGAGATTAGTGCAAGATTGAGTGCTTGTGATGTAGCTCTATACTTATTGATAGTGCGTAGTAAGTTATCAGGATTACCGAACGTGTCGATGCTTGCCAAGTCAATACATTTACCAGTTGCGATTAAATCCTGTCCCCAATATAACATTGCTAGGCTTACTCCGGATATGTCACTAGTAATCAAATCATTCATATTACTATATGCACCGGCTAAGTAACTAGGAGCAATGTTCATTGCAGTAATAGCTTCATTGTGAGTCTGAGCAAATCCCATAGCAGTCGTAAACGTGCTCACAAAGTCAGAGTAACTTCCGTTATTGATATAGAACTCGTTGTGTGCTTGATATGAGAACAGACGATTAAAACCATAACTAGTAGTTTCACCTGAATAACTTCTAGTGTATGTAGTTGGCTTACAGTTACCTAAAGCAGGGACAGAAGCACTGCCCATTGAAATTAAATTATTATACTCTGTGAGTGATATTGCATTTGTTTGAAGTTTTTCATAACCTAATCTAATGCAACTTGCAAGTTTTGCAAGAACAGTAGTCGATGCAACAGTACCCGGAGTGTAGTTACTTACCCCAGTACTCGTGCCTAAAAATGCAGCCGTTGTTGGATTAACATTGAGCCCTGTGCCTTGTAGCAGAGAACTCATTGAGTTTGTGTTTAGTGGAGTAAGTTTACCGTTGTAGCTCATGGGACATTTACATCAGGTGAGCCTTTGACGATACTATGACCGCAGCTATTACCTGAACCTACTCTAAGAACGGGAACACCTTCAGCAAATACTGTAGGTGACCCAGTTGTCGTTTTTGCAGCATCATGGGGTTGATGAGGTCTACCCCATGGAGCGTGAGAAGTGATTTGGCTAACATGTAATCCTACAGCAATGCCGTTGGCAAATACAGTACCGGCTCCGCGCATGATTGCGCCACCTTCCTGATTTGTATCACCCTTACGACTAAGTTTTGCCATGTTATCCTACTAAGATTTGCTTATCTGGAATTTGAATACCAGTAGTCATTTCAATGTATTTCATCTTAACTGAATCATCGGTTAAGGCGTATAAAGAAACGCTATTAGTATTTAGTGTCACAGGGGTATCCGGATCTACAGTAAAAAGACTAGGTATCAATTGCATACCCTTTTGTGAAGGTGCAATAGAGACTGGGTTCTCAATAGTTAGATAGATACCGTCTTGTTCAGTAAACTTGCCAACCATTTCTTCACCTGAATTCAATTTGAATGTGTATGTTTGTCCTACTTCTAATGACATTAATTACTTTCTGTTAAACGTGCTTGCAATTCTGCGAATCCACCGACTAGTTCATCATCTAAAAAGATTTGCGGAACTGAACGTGCGCCGGGTACTGCTTCTAGTAAATCTTCTTTAGTATAGCCTGTACCTATTTTCTTTTCTTCGATTTCAATTCCTTTGCTTGCTAATAGCTGTTTAGCCATGTCGCAATAAGGGCATTGCTCTTTACTCCATACGATTGCTTTCATTTTGTTTCCTTATAGTGTTGGTAGTTCTTCAAAGTCTACTTCATCAGACATGACGCCAATGACATAGTTTGTAGATTCGGTTTCTTGCAGTGCTGACTGCTTCTTGTTAATATTCACATGCTTGTTGAACCATGGGATAGGCGAGTGTTTTGGATGGGACTCAAGATACTTGATACCGATATCTTTCAATCGATTATATGCAGTGTGGTCAACAAAGTCAGATAAGATTTCTGCGTTTAAGCCAATGACTACACCCTTGCTGAATAGATACACTGCCCATTCTTTTTCTTCGCGGATGACATCCATATACAATTCGTATACTTCACGTTGCATCTCTTGCTGAATCTTCTGAAAGATTGGGTCGTCTTTAACTACGTTGTTAATCAACCATGCTGTCCACTCAGTGTGCAACAATTCGTCTTGCAGGATCAAAGAGATAATGTTTCCGTTACCAATGTAAATCTTGTTCTCTACCATAGCAAGGCTTGTTGCAAATGAGACCATGAAACGTAACGCTTCTAATGCGTAGCTTGCATGTAGTGCCATCCATATCGCTTTTTTATGCTCATATAAATCGATAGTCTCTCCTGTTTCTTTGCGACAGTTAAGAAGATGAAGGTCTTCGTAGTAGCGGCCAATGTTTGCTGCCATGCTGACGATTTCTTTAGTGTCGTGAATTTTATTGAATTCATCTTTGGGTACCCCGTAGATGTTTCTAATAATGTGCGAATAGCTTTTGGAATGAATGTTTGTCTCAAAGAAACTCCAGTTACTTACTAGTGCTTCAAGTTCAGGGATACTGATAACAGGGCTGAATACTTGGTTAGGCGCACGACCTTGAATACTGTCTAGTGCAGTTTGACGCAATAGGTTGCTAGTAAAGATATGCTTGATAGCGTCACTAGAGTCTTTGTGGTCAATCTTGTCTTTAGTCAATGAGATTTCTTCTGGGACCCAGAAGAAGCCACGTGCTGTTTCTTCATACTTAGCTAGTCTTGGGTACTTGACTTCTTCAAAGCGTTGCACTGTTACCGGACCCTCTGGATCCAAGAACATGTGTCTTGTGAGATAGTTTGTTTGTTTTGTTAAATTATATTGTTCTTTACTCATTTTGTTCCCATTCGTCTCCGTAATATCTAATCACTAATCCACCTTCTTCATCGGTTTCGACTGATGCTACATCGGTTCTATTAAGTGCCATGACAATCATGGTCTTATCTTCTTCGTCTATTTTAACTGATGCTTTAAAGTTATGCAATGCATACAGCATTGTCAACCTAACATCATCGTTAATGTCTTCAGGAAATTCAATCAACTGCATCTGTTTTTAAAATTATCTTACCGTCGTCACTAGTTACATCAATAACCTTAACTAGTTTCCCATCTACTTCTGCATAGACAGGAACTTGCCCTAACTTCTCACAAGCTCCGCTAACTTGCATAGCGTACTTGCGCCATGCATCCATTAACATAAAACTAATAT